AAATTTTAATTATGACTTTAGAAAATATTAAAAAGGGTGTGATTGCAAACCTCGCAGTTAGAAACAAATATACTTTAGAGGTTGATAAAACAATAGAGGGTAACTCTTACTTTGGTGTTTGCATTTTTGTAGGCATATCAAGAATGTTTGACTACCCTTTAAATGAGATCCAGGAACATTTGTCAGAGGATCTTGAAACAGTAAAATTTATGGAAGAAAAATTCAGAATCATATTGAATGATTACTTCAATGGTGAGAAGGGTGATACAAGTAAAAACTTTCACACAAAAACTTCCTTGATTTTAAATTTTATAAAAAATAATTATGGAAAAAAAGTATCGTTAGCGGAAATTATTAAAGACCAAATCAAATGAATGTAACAATAAATGGAAAAATAAGATATATAGGTAAAGAGACAAACGTCTCTGGTGAGAAAGGTGAACATGTATTTGTTATCCTTGTTGTTGAAACTTTAGAAGACTCCTACCTGGCAATACATTGTTGGGATGAACTTGCTTCAAGGGTTGATGAACTCAAAGTAAATCAGATAGTTGAATTAGATTGTAGGCTTGAGTCACACAGAAATAGAAAGAATAAAGATTTATGGTATCATAAACTTCTTCTTCAATGATAAAATCAACCACGATAATATATGATGTATTAAGAAAACACGATTTAAGTCCATTGGCTTACATGTTTTGCGATATCATTTATAAGTACACATCGTTTGAAGGCTTCTGCGATAAGACTATGAGTGACATATCACAGGAATTAAATTGTTCGCCAAGGACCTTGAGTCGTTACATCACAGAACTTTTAGATAAAAACCTTATTGAAAACATAGGAAGTAAGTCTCATCCTAAATATAGGAATACCCCCCTTTGGTTTAAGATCGCAATCGCAGATACTGATGAAGTTGTTTCTTTACAATACCAGGAAGTTTGTGCAGATGTAATTAATTATATCAATCAAAGGTATGGCAACAACTACAATCCCAAGACATATGAGAAGAGATTCAAAAGTATATTATCAAAAACTTTTAATGGTGAACCTATCACAGGAGAGATAATGGTTGAAGTTTTTAATTGGTGTAAAAACAATTGGAGTCAGAAGTATCAATCATCGGTCACCCCAGAAGTAATCTTCGGTAAAAAGTTTACAGAAAAATATTTAATACAATACACAGAGTGGTTTACTTCAGGTAAAGTAAAACAAAGCAGAAAGAATATAGCAATAATATGACAGACAACTTATCAAAACTACAAGGACTTGGTATACAAGTCAGAGAGAATAACGGAACAGAACCTCAAAAAACTTTATGTCCCAAGTGCTCTCATACAAGAAGAAGAAATAGAAATGAAAAATGTCTACGAGTTTGGGTAGAAAGTGGTACATATTATTGTCATCACTGTGGAGATAATGGGTCTGTTGCTTCATATGAATCTGAATATGAATTGCCTAAAGTAAAGTCATCACCTTTGAGTGATAAGGTCACCTCGTTTTTTGCATCGAGAGGCATAACACCTGAAACAATATCATGTTTTGGTGTCACTGAAGGCGTAGAGTACATGCCACAAATAGGCAAGGAAACAAATGTAATTCAGTTTAACTATTTAAGAGGTGGTAGAAAAGTCAATATAAAGTTCAGAGACAACAAAAAAAACTTTAAACTTAATAAGGGTTCAGAATTAATTATCTATGGCTTAGACATCATTAAAGACGCATCCTGGTGTGTAATAACTGAAGGTGAGTTTGATGCCCTTGCTTTTTATGAGGCAGGAAGGCAGTGTGATAGACTTGTTTTTTCTTGCTCTGTTCCTAATGGTGCATCAACAGGAAACCAAAACCTGACATATTTAGACAACAGCATACAAGAGTTTGAGAATAAAGAGAAAATATATTTAGCACTTGACAATGATCAACCAGGAATTAAGTTAAGAGATGAGTTGTCAAGAAGATTAGGCAAGGATAGAATATGGTTAGTTAAATTCCCAGAGGGGTGTAAGGATGCCAATGATGTGTTAGTTCATCATGGTGCAGAAGAATTAGTTCAGTGTTTGGATTCTGCAAAGCCATACCCCCTTGAAGGAATTAGTAAGGCATCTGATTCTAGAAAAGAAATACACAACCTATATGAGTATGGTATGCCTAAGGGTGACACCATAGGCTATAATAATTTTGATAAGTTAGTTACATGGAGACCTAGTGAGTTTACTTTAATTACAGGTGTTCCTGGTCACGGAAAATCTAGTTTTGTGGACCAAGTTATAGTTGAACTTGCAAGAAAGGGTTGGAAGTTTGGAATATTCTCTGCTGAAAAACAACCCATCAAAGTACATGTTGCTGAACTTATAGAAAAATATACAGGTAAACCTTTTGGCAAAGGATCAGCAAACAACCTACAGAAACATGAGTTAGATCCTGCCATTGATTTTGTCAACAAGCATTTCTTCTTTATTAATTTAAAAGATAATGATTTAACTGTAGAGGGTATACTAAACAAAGGAAAAGAACTTGTAAAAAAGATGGGTATTAATTGTTTGATTATAGACAATTGGGCTTTTGTTGAGCATAAGATTGAGAGAGGTATGAATGAACACCAATACACAGGTTTACAACTATCAAAAATAAAAATATTCAAAGAGGCATATGATTGTGGGGTTATGCTTGTAGCACACCCACAGAAATTAAAGAAAGAGAATGGGAAGGTTGAGGTCGCTTCAGGTTACAGCGTAAGTGGCTCTTCCCACTTCTTTAATAAAGTAGATAATGGCATAACGGTTTACAGAGATTTTGAAAAAGAGATTGTTGAAGTGCATGTTTGGAAAGTGAGATGGAGGTTTACAGGTAAAACAGGTATGCAAGAATTTAAATATAATTTAGAAACAACATGTTATACAGAGTGTGATAATTATGAGACGCAAGAAAAAAGTAAGCAGTTCCCTCAGTTCAGGGGACAATGAACAAATACTAAAGAAGGTTGTTTGGCAATCTAATAAGTATGGGACAAACATAGGAAGGAACGAGGTGTTTGAAAAAGGAGTAGACCTTGTTAGACCTGCGATGTTAAGTGAAGTTGTACCTGAAAAAGAAGCATACTTCATAAGACCTAACGGAGAAGGTAACGAGTACTTTTTATTGCACCAAGGTTTTTCAAGGTTAGCAGAATATGAGGACATAAAAAATTTTGTGAAACATAAAATGGTTTACGTCTATAAAAATTTTAATGTATATGGGAAATAAAAATAGAACAAAAGGACACAACTACGAGAGAGAAGTAAGAAAGGATTTTATAAATCTTGGATTTAAAAACTGTGTTACATCTAGATATGGGTCAAAGATGATGGATGATAAAGGAATAGATCTTATGTATACAGGAGACTTTGCTGTTCAATGTAAAGCATACGCAAGAAATCCAAACTATAGAAAGGTATTATCTGAAATGCAAATCAGACCTACTGATATACCTATTATATTTCACAAGGTTCCAAGAGGTAGAGAGTATTGTGTTTTATACAAAGAAGATCTTATGGAGTTATTAGAGATGTTAATACAAAACCAAATTATAAATACACCATGAGCAGAAGGGTAGATACATTTAGAATACCAGAGATAGATAAACTATTAACAGATCACAATGATAAACATATTGATATAGTTTGTGTATCAAATACAACTAAAGATAAAAATAAACTCAAGAAGTTAGATAACGACTTGAATAAAAAAATTGACTATGTAAATAAAATAGTTAATGAAGTCCTTGACGAACTCGAGGCGAGAGGCTGTAAAGTCTCTGAATATATATAACACTTTTAAATTAATAATTATGAGCAATTCAATTGAATTAAGAGGTCGCATCAAAAGTATCTCAGATGCAGAAACCATCCAGACCAAAAATGGTGACATGGAAAAGAGAGTAGTAGCACTTACATTAGGAGCAGATTCTAATTATCCTGTTGATTATCCTATAGAAGTTATGGGACCAAAGGCAAATATATTTTCTGCCTACAAACCAAACGATGAGGTTTCAATTAGTGTTAACTTAAGAAGTTATACTGATAAGAATGGTAACCTAAGATCAGGTAATCCAACTGCTTGGAGAGTTACCTATGCGGATGGTAGCATACCAAATACCACATCTCATGAAACAAAGGTAGAGTCTTTTGTTAATCAAGGAGATTCTGAGTTAACATTCTAATGACCACTAGAGAAAAGATAGAGAGGGTAGGTGCTGAAATCATCGCCCTCCTTATTGAAAAGAATGCTGCATACGGAGATTCCGCAACCAAGCCTATAAATGTTTTTAGTAAAGGCAATGCAGTAGACAGTCTTTGTGCAAGAATAGATGATAAGATATCTAGAATTGGACAGAAAGGTGTTTATGATAAAACAGAAGACACTGTAAAAGACTTGTGTGGTTACTTAATACTCTTGTTGATTGCATTGAAAGATGATGATCAAGAAGATGAGCCTGAACCTACGAAGTGGTTTACCAACAATAGTTGGGGTATATAAAGATAGGG